CGTACCATGCCCAAAGATCTACACCACTTCCTTGCAGATGATGAAGATATACTCTACTCTTGGAAACCTCTCGACCTTGATACAGAGTCTGATCCTTATTATCCAGACATCGACGACATCGCTCTTGAATCAGGCGCTATCGCTTATGAGCACCGATAAGATTGGCCAGCTCCACCCACCCACCCACGCCGGCCACAACCTTTTAAGAAAAGGTTGCCAAAACAACACGGCTTACACCGTGCAGCAGAAACCTTTCATAAGGTTTCCGCACCTTCCAAATCACCACTACAGTGGCGCATGACCGCTCGGCTTACGCCTCGCCGTCTACCGATAGCATGGACTACTACGGTGAGATTAATATAATTGTAAGGAGAACGCGACATGCGCCCATCAAATTTACCCAATGAAATTTTAGAAAATAAATCAAAGTCAAGCCCATTCAACAATGTAACCTTAATGTATAACAAGCAAATCATATCCATTGCACAACATGTACATGGTAAGGATGATCACGGTGAGCCTTTAACAACTATGGAAGTAGCTGTTATTCCTCAAGGAACTGACGACGATTATTTTATAGTTTACTACAATGAGTCACCAAGCTCATTAATCAATGCGCTATTCGATGCAATGAAACACATCGATGGTGATAATTAAACATAACAAGGAGAACAAAAATGTTTGATGTACTACCCCAAGAAAAACCTTGGAACTTTCCAATTGAGGTTTTCCCAACGCCCAACGCTGTCACTGGTGACTTATTACCAAACAGTCAACAGATAATACGCACAGATACCAATGAGGTATTAGGTGTACATGGTCGAGCGTACAAACCAGTAATGCACGATGATGTAGTTAACTCAATCGAAGATGCAGTTATTCAATCTAATGTATCTAAAGATTATGAAATAATACCAGAAGTATATGACAACGGTGCTAAGATGCGCGGTACTGTACATTTCCGAGACTTGTATATCGAAAACAAACGATCAGCAGAAGTTGGTGATATTGTTAACTTCAGAGTTGATTTTATGAACAGTTACGATGCGTCTTGGAGTTTCTCACAAAAAAGTAAAGGCTTTAGATTACTGTGTAAAAATGGCATGGTATCTGGTCTTGCAATAGCTACTTCAAAATACAAACATACTGCATCAATTAATGTTGAAGGTAGCGCAAACAAAATACAAATAGGTTTAGAAACATTTGTAACTAATCAGGATCGATGGGCAACATGGACTCAAACAAAAGTTGAGCAGGAAAATGTTGAGACATTTTTCAAATCAACAGTCGCTAAAGCACATACCAGACAGCGCAACATAACCAAGACCAATGAAAAGCAACTCGAAAAGTTGTTGGGTATTTATTCTAATGAAAAGCGTCAACTAGGTTCAAATCTATGGGCGTTGTACAACTGCCTTACATATTGGTCTACCCATACCTCAGAAGACAGTAGATCGCCTCACATCACTTCTTTCCAACGTGAGGGTGCTGTTGAAAACGCGCTGAACTCAGCAGCATGGCATAAATTAGAAGATGGAGTAACACTATGAGTGAAGAAAAAATGCGCCAAACGCGATCATTACACGTAGACAAAGTGTTTATAGATGATGATGAAGACAAAACTATAGAGAGAGAGTTAACTTTGGAGTATTCAGACAATATTCCAAACAGACTTTATCTAAAAATTACCGAACCAAATAAAGTAGGTGGTGCTTTAAACTCTTATTCTATTTACGAAGTTGAAAAACTCAAGAAGTATATCAATCAAACATATCTTTTAATGAAAGAGAATAGAGATGGTGGAAGTAACTTGTAAAAATTGTGATGGTAACGGTGAATATCATGCTGATGTACCTGTTGTAGACTACATCAATGGTGGTTTCTTCGATGACAAATTAGTTACATGTGAGGAATGTGATGGACACGGAGAAATAGAAGTTGACAATGACTAAGATCTTGCTGCATATTCGCAGCATGAAAAGTTATCTTAATACTATTATCGAGCATGCTGCTTCCCGAAATGTAGAACTCAAAGAAGCATTTCGGGTAGCAGATATTCCAACCAGTACTTATTACAGAACAATAAATAATGTAACAGAGCTAAGATATGAAACAGCTTTGAAGATCTTTAATGCAGTAGATGAGAAGATCAAAAGAGATAAATACCTAGAGCGTAAAGGGCACGATACTGTTACACGCAAAAGAGTCTATAGATATTGAAGAAACATTTTATTTACTGCCTAACTTGTAAAGAAAAAGCAATTAACTTTGTTGCAATACTTAAAAAAGAAACCAAAGGCTCAACAGAACCATGCAACTTTTACTGCATCGATTGTTATGAAAGAGAGCTATGCCAAATAACAACAAAACAAAAGGAACTTACCATGAAAAATGGTTCGTTGAATGGCTCAACAAAATCATCGGCATCAAAGCCAAAAGACAACCACTCTCTGGAAGTCTGGGAGGAGAATATTCTGGAGACATTAAGCTCTACATCAGAGACAGAGAACTTGTGGGAGAAGTTAAATACAGAGATAAATCGAACTTTCCCAACCCGTTCTCAGTCCTCGAAGGAAGAGACATAGCATTTTATAAAAGACGGAGAGGAACTCCGCAAACACTAGTCATCATGGATGGCGATACATTCCAACAACTCATGGAGAACAATCATGGAATCTCAAACGAAACAACTGAAAGAAATATTAAATAGAGGCTCGCACATATCACAACTTGATGCACTTAGATGGGTCAAGTCAATGCGATTAGCCGCTCGTATCTATGACCTTAAACAAGAAGGCTTTCCCATAGAAACTTATAGACGTAAGCAGGATGACAAATACATTACTTACTATTACAAATCTGGTAACTTAGATGACTGATGAATGGATGGACAAAGTCCAAGCTGCATTAAATAATAAAGATGTAGCTCGTGATATGAAGAAAGTATTTTACAACAAGCTGCCAACACCAGACCAAATGATTGCTAATCAAATCAAACGCAAGCAACCAGTAGGTGAGCATCATGTTCGAGGCACAGGTAAGCAACGCTTGATCGACAATACTGACATTACCGAGCAAGACTTCAAAAATTATTTAGGAGAATAACATTGACAATACTGCCTATATGCAGTAGGTAAGTTGTTATAAATAAAGGAGAACATAATGAATCGCAAAGGATTTATTGGCGGAAGCGACTGCGTAAAAATAATGCAAGGCAAGTGGCTTGAGTTATGGCAGGTCAAGACTGGTCGTGAACAACCAGAAGACTTAACTCACAATCTAGCAGTGCAACTAGGAACAATAACTGAAGACTTCAATCTTAGCTGGTTTGAAAAGGAACACAAAGGTTGTATTCTGTCAGATCATCAAAGAGAATATGAAAAAGATGTAGGTGGTGTGCCAGTGCGCGGTACTATCGATGCGTTCTGGAATAGCAAATCGTCTGTCGTTGAGGCAAAGCACACTAATACTTTTTGGAAAATGGATGATGTGGTTGAGTATTACATGCCACAAATCCAATTGTATGCCGCTCTTTGCAAAGCGAAAGGCATCTATCTTTCTGTAATTTTTGGTAACAGTGGCTGGAGTACACGGCATGTCGCATTCGACCATGACTATCTCAATTCTATGTGGGCAGTGGTACAAGACTTCTGGGGTTACGTTGAACGTGACGAAGAACCAATCGGTATCGATACACCAGATGTCCCTACGGACAGCATTAAAATCGATGAGATGGTCAAGAGAGATGCGACTTCTGATAACATGTTCGTTGATGCAGCAGTCACCTACATCAATGGACTTGAAACTAGTAAAACATTTGAAAGAGCAAAGAAAGACCTTAAAGACATGGTCGGAAGTGATGAGAGAGAAGTTTACTGTGATTACCTAACAGTAAAACGCGACAAACGTGGCGGTTTAAGGATAACTAAACGATGAAATTAACAGAGGAGGCAAAAAATTTTATACATCAAGAGGTAAATAGCTATCTTAAAAATGAACCAGTAAGATTTTCTGAAGAATACACAGAACAAATTCAAGCATCTATTGAAGATTACTTCATGTATATAAAACAAGTATTGGAAGATGAACATTCTACTCTTGAATCACTTGAAATAAGTAACGCAGCAATGACTATGCAAGCTATGTATTTACTTGTGTCATGTTGTTTAGAAGAAATCTTGCCAAGAGTTTACCTTAAACCAGAGTGGTTAAGAGGTGAAGGATGGGAAGAGTTTATAAAAAAAGCCAGAAAGGAGAACTAAAATGGCAAAAGTATTTGATAATACACCAGCTAATGTTATCACATTACTCAAAAAGGTTCGTAAAAATATACAACCTATCAAACGTGACGGTAAAAACCCTCACTTTGGAAACCACTATGCTACATTAGACAATGTAATAGAGGCTGTAACTAGCCCACTTGATGATGCAGGATTCATTCTTACGCATCGAACATTTGGTAACGAGCATGGTATGTTTGTTCAAACATCAATCATACATGAAGAAGATAGGAACTCAGTATTAAGTACTGACATACCAATCGTACTACACAAACAAGACATGCAAGCACTTGGTGGTGCAATCACATACGCTAGACGCTATGGCATACTGTCATTGCTTAATCTTCCAACTGAAGATGATGACGGCAACTTAGCGAGCGCGCCAACAAAGCGCGGCGCGAGCGACAATAAGTCTGATAAACCAGTGGCTAATATATGGAAGGATATAAGTAATGGCTGAACAATACGACAACAATAATCGAGGTGCGGCTTTCACGCCTTACCCTGAGCAAAAATTATTTTTGCAAGGTAAGCTACAGATTGATCACGAAGATCATCAGATTGCATTAATTACAAACGAAACCAGAGATGGCAAAACAGCTATTGATGTTTACGGCAAGCTTGGTAGATTGTTTTTAAATGACAACCAAAAAGAAGGTGCGCCTAAATTCTCAGGCCCACTCGGTGACAAGCAACGAATTGCAGCGTGGCAAAAAGAAAAGGATGGTGCGCCCTACCTATCACTCGAAGTAACAGAACAACAAAGCGGTAAAAAAGATATACCCTTTTAGAAACGTTCTCCGCAGAGGAAAAAACACCGCCTGTTTTGATACTCAACCTCTGCACAACTTGCCAGCCTTTCGGGGCTGGCTTTTTTTTTAGGAAAATACAATGACTGAAGAAGAGCTTGGCAAAAAAATGGCCGAAGAAGCTAAAAAAATAAACAACAGATTCTCAAAACGTTTCACACTCAATGGCAGAAAAAAATCCCACATTGTACCCCACATGAAACAAAACGCAGCAGCCGCCAGCAAACCACAGCCAATAACTAAAGGCAATGGATGGCGCAACTCAAAGATAACTAAAAAAGAAATAGAAGATATAAAATATTTTTTATCAAGAGGATGGTGCGCTTCTTCTACTGCAAAAATTACTGGCGTAAGCGTAAGCAGTGTTCAGAAATACAAATCAACATGGGATAGTTAAGCAGTCAACTCATAATGTGGAGCATCAATAAACGGACGTCTACCTTGCGACCTTCGAAGATCGATGTACTCATTCATTGCATCTTCCATTGTACCTTTATACTCGCCAATAGAATCTATATGCCAAGCTGCACCCCAACGAATCTTTACACCAAGATCACTAGCCGCTTCCCTCATAGCATCAGCAATATCATCATAAAGATTTAACTCCCAAGAAACTCTTGGCCCAATGTAAGCAACAGTATCTATTGCAATACCTTCAAGGTGTTTAGATTTCATAGTCTGACTAGCACCCTTGTTAACTAACTCACGTTGTTGTTCCATTGTTCTTAGCCCACCTAAGTATGGTATTCCAAAATCAATTTTAGTTATTCCTATAGCGTATTTAGCTAATGATATTAGCTTATCATCTACGCCCTCTAATCTTTCTAAAGACCTGTTGCTTAACTTGTAAGTCATTTCCCAAAACCTTTCATTGTACGGATTCCAAAACTAGCTGCTATTGAAGCATACATTCCCCAACTTACCCACGCTGGACACTGCTTAAGATTCTCAAAGCCTTGTCTCATGGGCTCTTGTAAAGCAGGAAAAAAATTAGCGCAAAGTATTAAAACAAAAACAATAGTCCACAACTCATCTTTCCAGCTATCTTTACTAGCATCGATAGCAGCTTGCTCCCAACTAATCTCACCAGTAGCTAGTTTCATCTTTGTCTCAGCCTCAGCTGCCTTTACCTTAGCCTTAGAATCTATGATTGTTGTAGCTAAACCAACAGCACTTTGAAGTATCCCAATCATTCTGCAATCCTATCTGTCTTAGCTTCCTTGCCTAACCACAATGCAAAAGATGCACTGAGCATTGCAGTAACCAAAGAAACGAACGCGCTCTGCTGAGTTGTCGGGTCAGGCAAAGTCATAAACCATAAACAAACCTTCCAAGTTAAAATAATTTGGCAGATAAAAGCCAGCCTAGGTAGTATCTTCAGCTGGTCTATCGCGCTTGCTGTTAACTTTACCATCACAAACTCCTCTTGCTATGCGCCTTTCACTTGTTTGTATAACCAGTTTACCATCATCTGTATACACAACAAACCTATCGTATCTAATCTCTACTAATTTCAACGCACTCTAATAACATATTATTATTTGTAATTAATGCACCAGCTTTTGATCTCTCAACTTGGCATTCTTCCATAGAACTGTAACTATCAAACTCATAGTATTGCAAATGATCTGATCGAACAAAGTGAAACCAAACTAAAACATAAATCATTTAAAATAATCCCAAAAATCTATCCACCCCATGTGATGAAGGTAAGCAGTTGCCCCAATAGCAGAGGCTGTGAGTAAGAAAAAGATACCAGCTAGGGTAACAGCTAGCTCTTGGCGTTCTATAGCATCACGCCTCGCCTGAGCCTCTGCCTCACGCTTCTCAGCCAATACTTCCCTACGAATTTTTAGCAATTCCAAGTAACGACTTCTGCCATACGTCTGCGTTATCCATTCTTTGAGTTCTTCTTCAGCCTCCGCAGCCTGTCGGAGTTTAGCCCAGCGATCCAGCGCCGTAGCATTGGAGCTTTTTGCTGATATACCTTTTTTCTGTAGCGTTTTCTTAGCTTGGTCAGTTGCGTCAAAGAATTGTCCTATCTGTTTGCTAAGACCAGCTATAGATTTTCCTGTTTGGAGACCTAACTTTATGCCACTGAGGATCGTGATAGGATCGACCATAACTACATCCCATCGCGTCTAGAAAACTCTACTGTTTTTTCAAGAATAGAAATACGAGCTTGCAACTTTATCAAGTCAGTCATGATA